TTATAGCTGCTGATAAAGAAGATAGGGTTTTTAAGAAAACTATTAATATAACATTAAGAACTTATATTCCAAGTCCCAAATTCTTAGTTACCTCCACAGGCAAGATTGAAGAGTTTAAAGTGGAAGCTTATCTACCTAAGAAAGATCAGTTTATATAATGCCTGGAGTAGAAAGACAAGGAGATGTCGCTACTTGTGGACATCCTAACACAGGTAGTCCTACAGTTTTTGTTAATGGAAAAGGTATTGCGAGAGTAGGGGTAGATTCGGCAGGAGGACTTATAACGGGTCCTGGTAGTTCCTCAGTCTTCGCTAATAAGTCTCCAGTATCTCTTCTTGGGGATAAAATAAGTTCTCATGGAGATCCTCCTCATAGCTCTCCAATAACGGCTAATCCTAGTGAAAATGTTATTGCGGGTGCTTAATATAGTTAAATAATGGTTACTAAAAAAAGTTCTCAAAAAATAAGAATATGATGGGTAGATATTAAGGAGACAGAAAATTATGAAATTAGTAAAAAATAACAGTCTACAGTCTTTTACAGTATTTTTCAATACAGAAAAGGGTGGAAAAGAGCGGTGGATGCAACCTGGAGAAACTATTTTAGTTCCAGATAATTATATTACTGAACAAATAAAAACTCTCCATCGAAGACGAATTTTTAAAATTTCGAATGCCTAGGAGAATAAGCTATGCCTAATTTTGTAAGCCCCGGTGTCTATACTATTGAAAAGGATATTTCTGATTATACCCCTTCTATTAACACTTCTATTGTAGGTGTAGTTGGTTTTGCTGGAAAAGGTCCTCCTAATAAAGCCACTCTGATTACTAGTCAGAATAATCTTATTAGAACTTTTGGTGAGCCTAGTGAAGCCATTACAGGTCAAGCTCTTGAAGGTTCTCTTGAAATTCTAGAACAAACTAATACTCTTTATTTTGTTCGGGCTGCTGGTTCTACGGCTGCTGATGCATCTGCTACAATGAGTATGGGAACTTGCCCTTCTGTTATAGTTTCAGGAGGTTCAGATGCAGAAAAAGGATGGGGCCTTGATGCAGCATTAACTTTAAAAATTCAAGTATATGACAATGATGGAACTGCCCAGTTCACTGACAATGATAGTACAGGTAAAGTTTTTAGTATTCCTGCGGCAACTACTGTATCTGGACAAGCTGAAGCTCTTAGGAAAATTGTTGGTGGTGGCTTAGATGCTGATAAAGTTGGAGTTTTTGATGGAGGTGCTGGTTATACAGGATTAGGGCTTTCGGGAGCTATTGTTGGTGCTTTTGCTGGTTCTGGGTCCTTTATGTCAGTTTCTGCCTGCTCAGGCACATCATTTGAGGAAGCTAGTGGAGTTTCGGCTCTTCATTATGTAGAAGCTTTGAGTTCTACTAATGCATCCTATGGAGTATCTTCTGTGTTAGCATCTGCTGTTAAGGTTTATGGTGCTTCTTTTTTAAGTGAAGGAACTAATTCAGTAGCGTATGAAGTACAATCTCTACATCCAGGAGACGGATATAATGGTGGAACTAAAACAGATGGAAATACTAGTGGTAATTCTGTAACTGTAGCTGCTCTTGGTAGTGAGAATTTTACTGTTAGTATAAATCAAAATGGAGTTGCAGAAGAAACTTTTAAAACTAGTTTTACAGGGTCTGGAGTCTTTATAGAAGATATAATTAATACTGGTGAAACAAATACTACATCAGAAATTGTTAAAGGAGATCTTGTTAAGGATGATGCAGATGCAACTGCTGTTGCACTAGCAAACTTTAATGGAAATACAGGTACATTAGCTGGAGCTACTAGTTTTAGAATGACCTCAAACACTCTTGATCCTACTGGTTCACCAACTGCTGCGGGAGCAGCTTCCGAAATATCCCAAGTAGTTACTGATGGAGGTCGATGGAATAAACTTATTCAAAATGCCGCTCAGAATCTTGCAGGGGGTACTAATGGAATTGTAGGAGATGAAACTGATTCTACTGCTCTAATTGGAAGTAATGCTGTTGAACCAAAAACGGGTATGCAAGTTCTTGATGAAGATGTTTTAAATATTGGAATAGCTCTTGTTCCTGCTATTGCAACACAAAGCGTTCAGAATGCTTTAATAACTCTTGCTGAAAATACTCAAAACTTTCTAGCTATTGTTTCTCCCCCTTATGCAGTTGGTACTACACAAGATGCTATTGATTGGACAAATGGAAAATCGTCTAGTACTGCTGGTGGTTCTAGAACTGCGGCAATTAATAGTTCTTATGCAGCAGTCTACTGGCCTTGGGTGAAAGTATTTAGTGTATTTGATAGTAAGGATAGGTGGTATGATCCTTCTATCTTTGCTGCTAGGCAGATGGCTTATACAGATTCTGTATCAGATAGTTGGTTTGCTCCTGCTGGTTTCCGTAGAGGTAGACTTACTAAGCCTATTGAGGTAGAAGTCAAACTTAACCAAGGTGATCGTGATAGTCTCTACAGTGGTGGCAATGTTGTGAACCCAATTGTATCATTCCCACAGCAAGGTATTACAATCTTTGGTCAACGCACTACACAAAGATCTCCTACGGCTCTTGATAGAGTTAATATTCGTAGGTTAATGATTTACATTAGAAAAGTAATTCTTATTGCTGCTCGTAGATTTGTATTCGAACCAAATGATGAATTTACTTGGGCACAAATTGAGGGTCTTCTTAATCCATTCTTGGATGATATCAGGAGACGACGCGGCATCACAGAATTCCGTGTAGTTTGTGATGAAACAGTAAATACTCCACTAAGGGTTGACAGAAATGAACTTTGGACTAAGGTTATTGTTAAGCCTACCAAAACTGCTGAGATCCTTATCTTTGAAATTAACCTGACTAACCAAGCGGCTCAGTTAGGAAACCTATAGGAGAATAATTAATGGCAACTTCATATTACAAGACTAAGTACGGAAGGCAATTTACTCCCGGCCAAGGTCTACCTACCATCTCAACTGATCTAGATTCCGTAAGAGCTTATCAATTCGAGATTCATTTCTTTGGTCTACCAGATGATGTAACTAATCAGACTGATTTAACTCTAGCAGCTAAAAAAATTACTGGAATTGAGATGACATCTGAACCCATAGTAATTGATAGAGTAAATGACAAAGTTCACTACCCAGGTAAAGTAACTCCTGGAGATTTAGTGGTTACATTTGATAATCTATATCTTCGGGAAACTGCTAGTGACCTTTGGAGATACTTTAAAAATACTTATGATCCAATTACTGGAGAAATGACTAAGAATGCTGCTCCAGGAGGGCAAGCAGGAACAACTTTTAAAGCTGATAAAGTAGAGATTGTACAGTTAGATAATACTATGACCCCTCATTCCACTGTAGAACTTTACGGAGTTTATCCTATGAAATGGTCTGCTGCTGAATTTAACTATGCAACAAATGATTTCCATACTTTAGAAGTTTCCTTCAAGTATGATTTCATGCAACAATACAACTACTAACCCTTGATTTTAGTAGTGTGATGTAACCCAGGGTCTAGTCTAGTGTATTGCTGGACTGGACCTGTTTTTCTTCTATTATATAATATATGGATTATTTTAAAGAGTTACTGGAAAGTTATGGTAGGCTTAAGAAGAGAACCTTTAAGCTTAAATATATTAGTGAAGCTGAAGATAAGAAGAAGAAGCCTAATGAAAAGGAAGAAAAACTAGCAAAAGTTAAAGAGTCTGTTGGTGCTGTTAAAGATGCTTTTGCTGCTGCTTTAGGTGGAAGCAATCAAATAGGAGTAGGTAATGGTAAAAATTTAAATTTTGAAGTTGCAGACCCTGATCCTACAGGAAATCCTCAAGTTAAAGTATCAGGGAGTAATATAGGCTCTAAGATTTATAATAATGCCATGTTTGGCAATTTGAATTTCACCCATTCGGGGGCAGCAGGGTATAAATTAGCTGCTGCTTGGACGGGAGGAGATTCAGATATTGATGACGCACAAGAAGGAGAAGCTGAACAAGAAGCTATTAGACAGGAAGAAGAAGCGGCCTTACGAGAAGAGTTATTAAATAAAATTGGTGGTTTTTTTGAGCTTAACGGGATTGAAGTATCTCAAGATACATTAAATTCTTTAGAAGCAACTGCAAAAATTCTTGAAGATTTTTGTATACTTCAAAAAGATAATGAAGATTTTAATAATTTTTGTAGAAATGAGGGGTTAAGATATATAAATTCTGGTGAGGGGGCTATGGGTTTAGAATATAAACTAGCAACCGCAGAAGCTCGTACAGTTAAAGAAGATGGCACAACAGTAAAAATACCTTCTGATCCATCATTGGTAGCTCAAGCAGCTAAAAGCCATCAATTTTTAATTAGTTTTTTAGTAGAGCAAACAGAAGAAAAATG